AAAAAAAAATAAAAACACGTTGGCAAGTTGACGACCTATAAAGATAGACATCGTCAACAAGCTACGTGCTTAATAAGTAATAATTAACGACTTAGAATTCCATTTTGAATTTAGCCAGCGGACTGAGTCTCAACCTTTTCATCTGAGAACATCGCGATAACTTCATCAGGAAGCGGAAGCTTTGAAGCCGCGTCTTCGCTACCATAGAGAATTTTCTCGAATGCGGCAAGCTTAGTCTTATCGACCTTCGTGGAGTCAATAGTAAGGCAAGCAGTCGGCTTGAAGCCAGGAACGCTAACCGGTACAGTTGATACTTCCCACGAGAATGTGATTGCTTCCGGAGAATCATTGATCGTCTGGTATGCTTTCTCAGATACGGAAGCGGTTGCACCATAGATCAGATGAATCTTATAACCATAGTCGTTACCAGCAGTATCGTTACCAAGAGTCGTCTGATAAGAGAAACCAAACGAACTTCTCTTCTGCTGACCAGCCATTACGCCGGGAGCAATTTCTGCCGTACCGTCACATACAGCCCATTCATCAGGGTATGTATAAGCTTCGATCGTTGCGCCAAATTCCTCGGTGGAACGAAGCGAGAGATACTTAATGTCATCAGCATAAAGCGCAGTTTCTTCAGCACCAGAGGGGCTCTCTGTAACTGCTGTAAGGCCGCTCCATGCTACACCCTCGCTGTATTCGCCGGTAGTCTTCTGTACGAATAGAACACCTTTCTTGACACCGGTTTCATATTCACGGGTGCCAACCTCATCCCATTCAAGAGCTTTTGATTCAGGCATTATTTATTCCTCCTTTAATAGTATAAACTAAATACGTCGTGATATAGATTATTCGAGATAAAACGCCTATCATGCACACACATACTAAATGAAGTAAACATCTTATCGATCATATCGTGATCAGGATTTGAGTCGATGTATGTTATAGTGTATTGATGCGTATACGAATAAACTCTATTGTCTGCAAAACGAGCATCACCTTTATCCAAAGTGTAGATAATACACGGGAATTTCAACTTAATAGATTCTGGAGGTTGAAAATATACATTGTTTGATCCTAACAACATACAAAGTTCTTTATGTAGGGTTAATCTACTAGCCATTGTACACACCACCTGTCGTTAGTATTAAACGTGGATACTGCACCTCAATGTTAGTTATCTTCCATTTTGAATTTGATAAGATGATGTATCGCATTAGATGAAAGTTTTGATAGGCAAAGGAATCGGCTAGCAGGCTTATAGTCTGACTGAGAACTAAATCATCGTTAAGATGCTCCGAAGCTGCCCATTTTTTGTAAACTCGCGATAACTCGCAGAAGTGGGTTCGTTCGATGATATGCTCTACGTAGACTCCGGGAGCGTCTTCCCTAGTTTCTGCGTAGCCGATAGTAGTTTTAATCTTTGCCATTTATTCACGACTTTCAATTAGGCTTCTGCTTCGTCGATTTCGAGAACAAGAGCCGAGTAAGGCTTGATAAGTGCACCGCTGCATCTGGTTTCAATTAGATACTTCTGAGCATTGTAGTCGATGTCGAAGTCATCGAACATGTTTACAGCGCCTCCCTTATCAGCGCCAACATTATAGTCCTTAAGATTCACAATAATGCCAGCAAGAGGACGTGTCTTAGAATCCTCGCTATCAGTTCTCTTAAGACCTTCCATAACAGGAACGGTAACGATGTTGGTTACACGAAGAGCTGTAGCAAGATCCGTTGTACTGTTATACAGTCTTCTGCCCATAGCATCTTCAAGAAGGAGCATATCTGTGAGCACATCTTCCGTTGTGTAAAGCGTAGGATTACCAGAACCCTTGTAGTTCTTACGCGACTTGATTGCGGCAGTAATGAAAGACTTAGCCTTATCAGCGTCAGTCGCGCCAGCAGCAACGGATACAGGAACCTTTACGGAATACAGACTATCATCAGTGTAAACAGGTCGGATGTTTGTCTCACTGATCTTGTCATCACTGGATGCGTTTCTGCCATCACCAACAAGGATAGCTCTTGCGATTTCCTCGTCAAGCATCATACGCATCTCGGTTTTAAGCCAAGCAACAACATCAAAGTCAGTAATATCAATTACATCATCTCTGTCGAGCTTCTGCTTCTTGTAGATTGTAGTCGGAGAAGTAGTTCTCTTAAGGAGAGCGAATACCTCATCTTTCTTTTTCTTACCTTTAAGATAACCCTTTGCACGAGCCTCATCTTCAGTAATATCAGCAAAGATAGACTTTACTCTTGAGAACGGAGTATTGGTTACTGCGGCCATTACACCAGCAACCCAATCCGTATCTCTCTTGATGAACTCGGGGGTTGTATTGAGAGTCTTAGCATCAGGGAACAGATATTCGATCTCCTTAATGCCATATTCATCTGCATGCTGAAGAACACTTTCCTTAAGGCTGCCGAAACGCTTACCATCTGCGATAATTGTCTCCATCTCAGAGTGGGTAAGAGTATCATGCTGCTGAACAGGGCCATTATCCTCGAATACATTATGTCTCATGTCAAAATTTCCTCCTTCAGTATCTGAGTGCTTCACATTGGAATCATCAGTATTTGTGTTATTGTCAGAACCGCCTTTTCCTTCTTCGAGAGCCATTCCGATAATTGCATAGACGGCATCTTTTTGCTCGTCTGTCAGAGTATCAAAAATTTCCCCGATAGTCTTTTCTCCGGATTTGGGTTCTTTGTTGTCTTTATTATCGGCCACTTTATCATCAGTTCCTTTCTTAGTATCATCAGAATGTTCCAGGCTAAGATCTTCACCCGTGTAGATGATTGCTTCTCGGATCTCAGATCCATCACCATGCTCTAAACTGGGGCAATCAATCATTGCACCCGGGTTTGCGCCCGCAAGAACCAGCGAAACTTCACGAATATGTCCGTGAAGAACATCTCCGCTGCCACTCTGCGTAAGCTGATTCGCATAGATACTCAGCGAAGCAATGTCGCCATGCTCAACTCTAATCTTAGCATCCTGAGCTTCATCGCTATTGTTGAATGAGCAATATGCATATACGCCGTCCGCTTTGTTTTCTAAGAGAGCATGTCCAAGAACATTAGACGGACTATCATGCATATGCTGCCATACGAGCGGAACAATCTGACCATTATCATCTTTAAAAGCGTTCCTACGAATAGTTCGTCCGTCAGAACATTTAAGATCGTTTTTGGTAGCCCATCCGCTGAAATCAAATCCCATTTTGATTTTCCTCCTCTTCATTATTCTCCGAATCAGAATTCTGAGCAGCATCAGTACTCTGATTTAGATTCTTGTTTCGTAGTTCATCAGCTGCCGGATCACTAGACGGACGATAACCAATAATAGCTCTGACTTCGTTCGAAGACAAGATCTCGTTTCGAGTAAGTTTGTCCGATATGTCGGCAATCTGAGATGTCGGCACAAGTTTGAACGGATCTTTAAAGAAGAAGATCGTCTGACCTTGCGTTCGTGCCGTCTTAGTTAAGAACTTTCTCTTAAATTCGTCGGTAATAGCCGACAAGATCGGTTCTATTGTGCGATTGTAATAGTTAAGCATCTCTTGTTCTGTAGCCGTTCCATTGATGATTGCTTCTGTAACACCTAGCTGACTGTATAGCATGTTTGTTAGATATTGTATCTGGCTCATCAGATTGTTCTCTGCGGCCCTATTTAACTGGGTTACTTTTTCAGTACCATCAATGTATGCGATTCCATACTTAGAATTGTATAACTGGTCCTCAATGTCTTTTTTACGCCGCTCGGCTAATGTTTTCTGAGAAGGCGTCTTAATTGAGTATGGCAACTGAATAATTAAATCCAGTTTGCTACTGCCACTCTGCTCGTCAATCGCATCAAGCAGATTAAGTTTTCGGATAAGTCGCTTTGCTGTAGAGTTTGGCTCATTCATTATTGAATAGAGTGGGTTTTCAATAATTGCGACCCGACTTTTAGGAAGAGTTAAATCCTCTTTCTTTCCAGTTCGATCGTTATAGAGCCTCACTTTTACATGAGCTGGATACCAAGCCAATATTTTTCCAACACGCATACTTAAAATGTTGTAGGAATCAGTATTATTCGGATCGACATTTGTATCGACAGGAACTACCGCTATACAACCTTCGTCACATAGCGTTAATACCATGTCCTGAATAAATGCTCGACCGGTCTGATCAATATTTGCTTCTGTGGTTAAAACGTTATTTAAACCGGATTCAATGTCTTCCATATAATTTCCGTTTTCGTTAACTCTAGCATGACGTATGGAAATCGCGGCTACATCAATGGAAATTCTGTTATATATGGAATTTATGATCGATCGTTCGTTACCTAATGTGAGACGTGGTCTATCAGGTCTATATGTACTTATAGAACCTAGATCTCGATATACATAAGAATGAACTTCTTCATTTTTAAAGGCGTTCCAAGCGTTCTTTATTCGACTACCGATTGTGAGTTCTTTTGGCATATCTTCCTCCTTTAATGGAATTGATTCCATTTTGAATTTTACAAAATTACATGAACATGTCCGTATGCGCTTTGTAAGCAACATAGGCATCCATTAAAGCAGACACGTTATCGATCTTTTGATCTCTTCGTTTCTTGAGAAGTTTACGGTTTCCATTGGTATCCTCAAGAGTTATACAATTTCCCATCGTATAGCTAAATAATTCCTGATCGAATAATAACATGCGTTCTTCTGCCAATGTCTTCAATTCTCCTAATGGCACAGATTCTGTCTTTGCGCCCTGAATTACTTTCTCAATGCCAAAAGGACCGTTTTCTGCTTCCCAACGCTCGACAAATACTTTTGCATTATACGGATCAAATCCAAAGCAACGAACGTCATAACCAGAATCTATTATGTATCTATCAAGGTCTTCGTAAACATCCGTCATGTTTAAAACGGTTCCGTCAAGAACAATTAGACTCCCTTCATTAATGAATTGCTCGTATTTGATTCGCATTGCTGCTGGAAGCTTCATGAGAGTTAATGATGTTATGTAGCTTCTAGCCTTTATGCCAAAAGTACCATTGACAAGAGGGAACAAAAATGTAAATGCACAAAAGTCGTCTCCTTGTGAAAGATCTCCTCCTAAACAACAAGGCATAGACCAGAAATCTCTTTTTCTATGAGTTAGTGTTTCTTCATAGGTAAAGAAATAGGTATAGCCTTCCATAGGTATTCCAAATCGTTTTGCCAAGATATCGTTTCGTGCAGCAGGCGCTTTTTCAGCACGTTCTACATCCAATTGGTATGTTTCGTAAGAAACGGTCTTTCCGATGTTCGGATTTGCTTTTGGCCACATATCAGGATCTGCGACTTCGGAAACATCGTCCAATTTATAATACCAAATAGAGATGTGTGGCTGTATGTATTCCCCTCTTAGAATTGACATTAATTCCATTTTGATTGTATCGCCAGAGCCGTTTCGAACCGTTCCTTCTGAACTCAGTGCTACAATGAGATAATCGTCTACTTTGGATGCGCCCTGTTCAATGGCACCAACAACATCCTCTCGTATGTCTCCAGACAGCCATTCGTCAACTGTAGCAACCTTGCATCGTAGACCCTGAAGCTTGTCTATGCTCATCGGTCGTACTTCTAGTAAAGAACCGGTAATGAAATTTTCGATTCCTTTCTTAGTTGACGCAAGTTTGACACGATTGGCGATCGATCCAGTTGTATTATTGATAGATCCTTCTGTTAAAAACTTAAACAAAGGACCTCTTGATCTAGTGATGGCAGTTCGCTGTGGAGACATAATTTCTTCAGCCTGTCTCATAGTTGGAGCGGTTGTGATTTGATGAGTGGTTGTACAATCTACGTTAAGAAAGTATGATTGAATACATGATCCGTAAATAGACTTAGCAGCACCGCGTCCAACAATTAGATATTGTTTATTGACCAAACGCTTTTTAACTCGCTTTTTTACAAATCGTCCGCCTTTACCTGATTTATATGGTTGGTATATAGACTTATCCACAAAGTAATACCACCCAAATACTTCTTCAGCCCAAAGTTTGAACGTATCAAGTAGATTTAAATCAGAACCATCAGTTAAAGTGAGTTCTCCTTCGCAATATTTAATAAATCCCTCAACCGCGTCATCGTCATAATAGATGCTTGGATTTGCTATTAGATCATCGATACGATTCATCTCCATAGAAATCTCTCGATTTACCGGGATATCGCCTCGAATTACTGAATCTCGAAACTGTCCATAGTATCGTGGAGTAGCCGTATTAGATAATGACACTGAACTCACCGCCCTTTATAATTCTATTTTGAATTTTATCTGCCAGAGAAGTCAAACCATTCATCAGAGGGAGTATAGTTTGTGGTCACGATTGCTGTGGAAGTTACGTTTGATGAAGACGTAAAAGCTTTTCCTTTTTGTGCGGCTTTTCTAGCTTGTTTTTTAGATGTAAAAGATTGAGCTTTTTTGGCAGCGCGATTTACGAAACTTGCCGATTTTGCTCTTGTGCTAGATTTGGACGATGCTGATGAAAACGGATTTGAATCGCTCGATTTGGTTGTTTTCTGAGAAGACTTAGATGAGGATGTTTTAACGCTATCTTTTCCGATGGTTCTCCACTTTTTATTGCTTGTACTAAAAGCATTCCGAACTGTAGCCATCGTATTATAGATTTTAATACCACTCGATCCTATTGTAGATATGTTCTTTACTGTATTAGCAACGCGTTCTACTTTTTTAGCAGCATTAGCTTTCTGCTTATCTTTAACATCCGAAAGACGCTGATTAAGATCAATTCGCTCAATAGCCTTCTTAAGCTCTTCGTTGGAAAGTTCGGCCTGATGCTTTTGTACTATTTCAGCAGAGCCAGATTTAATTATTGCCTGTTTATCAGCTTCTGTTTTAGTTTCTTTCTTTTCAAGACGTTTCCTACCAGCAGCAGTTAGCGTTCCGTCGGCATTCTGATACCGTCTAACACCCCATCGCATGCCTAAGATGCCATGGTGATAAAGTTCATTTTCCATGTCTAGCGTCCCCAACTCTTTTATTTTCGATCAATGTCGATTCTTTATTGATTAAATAAATGTTCCAATTGTAGTCTCTCTGGACTATAAAGTCTTTTCCTGCTTTAAGAGTTCCATCTGAAATATCTGAAATCTTTTTATCAGTTTTTCTTTTATCAGACTTTAATTGCGCGGCAAGTTTTGCATACGTTTCTGCTTTCTTATACGCGTTTCCGGCCTTCTCACTATACTTAGAGTATCCCTGTTTATCTCCGGAAAGCTCTTTTACTTTCATGTCAGTTTCATAATTCGTAGCTTTTTTATACGTTTTGATTGCCTTTTTAAGACTTGATTTTGAAGCAGCGTCCAACATTTTAGAGTTTTCAGATAAAATAGATACGGCGGATTTAGTATCTTTTTTCTGAAGACGAGAGCTACTTGCAACTTTGTTATATCGTTTCCTACCAGCAGCGGTTAGAGTTCCATCTGTGTTCTGGTATCTTCGTACTCCCCATTTCATTCCCAAAACTCCATGGTGATAAAGCTCATTGTTCAAATCATATAACCCCTTTCTTAATCGTGTAATTCTAATTCTTTTTCATACTTTTTCGTAACCCAAGTAGGAGTTTCTTTTCCTTGTTTCGATAGATTATTCTCTGGATTCAACACGATTACTGGTGCTTTCGCCACATTTGTTCCATCGGCATCAAACAATCCATCATATCCAAGTTTACGAACCTTATCTACAAAGGCTTTTCCAGTTTTAGACTGAACGGCGACGTTCATAGAAAGAGAGTCAGTTAAGTCATATCCTTTTCGAGTTCCCCATCTAGCCATTTGATCCTGATCAACTATAAACTGATTTCTGAAATCAGAATTATTCATCAACATGTTTGTAAAGATTTCGCCCTGCTTTTTGGTTCCCATTATACGTAAATCTTTAGTAGTTGCGTAGGTTTGGTTGTAGGTTTTTAAATAATCGTCTGCATACTTTTCTCCGATAATACGTTCCCAAGTCTTTTGATCTTCAGGAAGTATACTCACATATTTCTTATTATCGTATGTCTTGTCATCCGGACCGACAGATACTCGAGTAACAGTTTGACCTTTCTTAAGTACCTTATCTTCACTAGTTTTCGAATAGTTAGTCGGACTTGCGTTAACTGGATCTACTCGGTACCGTTTTCTTCCAGCCGAAGTTAATGATCCGTCTTTTCTTTGATATCTTCTTACTCCCCACCTCTGTCCCAGTATTCCATGATGATAAAGTTCGTTAGTCACATGAATACTCCTCCTTTAAAAAATATAATTACTTACTGAACATCTCGTGCATGTATTTTACTTTTGCAGATTTTTCTACATACATGTCTACGATGCAGTCTTTAGTCTCCTGAATATAATCGGGCATCTCCTTATACTCTTCAGAGAGCTTCTTATAGTACTGCTCGAACATTTCATATAAATGAGTAGCATGAGAAAGTTCGGTAGCGCTCATATCCGCCAAGGTCTTAGCCCAAGTCGGATTCATTGCTCGAATCTCGATGGCTTTTTCGATGTAATCTTTTGCACCGTGTAGTTCATCGCGAATCTGGCATTTAAAGTATCGCACATTCATTCCGTTTCCTCCATTTTATTCAGTATGCGTTCTAACATTGTATTTTGATAAGCTAGCATGTCATTCTGAGCATTTAAATCCGCTTCCAACTTTTCCAGTATAGCAGCCGTTTGCTCATCAAGACCCTTCATGATGTCATCTTTATCGCTTTGTGTTAAGTTTTCCTAATAGTTCATTAAACCTATAACGAAAGACACAACAGATAAGGCATCTAAAAAATCATCGTTGAATTTCATACTTAGTCGATCTTATCTACAACAACATCTACATTATTGTATGTCGTTCCGACACCGGTATTTACTATATTAACCGTTGTGGGTGACGTGCACGAATCACATCTGCAATTGTTAACCGGAACCTGAACAAATGTAGTAAACGACATACTATGAAGAGACGTCGTATCAGACGCAGTCTCTGATGTGCCTGCCTGAGTCTGTGCTATGCCGTTCTTAAACAGCTGGAACGAAATTACACCAATTACTGTTGCAATCGTCGACGCCGATACTGTAACTTTATACACTCCGCATTTATTGAAAGTAATAGTTGAACCATTTATTGAAACGCCACATCCCTTATCAATAGCTACATTGTTCAGAGGGATTGTGGAATTTGTCGTAACGGTTACGTTTTTCGAGTAAGCCTCAATCATTTTGAATTTACCTCCTTAAAAAGAAACGACATAGGGCGACCACAATAGTCCGGATCGCCCAATCATCGTTTACTTATGGTAGTTTAGCTATTGCAGCAAGAACCGCAAGTCATAAACGGACTATTGCCCGCATAATATGTGCTTGCCAGCGGATAGCGAACTACGCCACACATAGCACTCTGAAGCTGGAGCTGATTAATCTGGTTCTGCATGTCTGCCATGCGGTTACCCTGAACAACATCCATAAGCTTCTGAATCTGAGCTGTCGTATTAGCATTAATTGCTGCCGTATTCTGAGCAGCATTATAGTTTACGCCATCGATTGATCTGAGAATGTTGCAGCAGCACTCATTGGAATTCGCAATTCCGGCCTGCTGGGCCATAGCGATATTGCTAAGCTGGCCTGACAGATTAGCCTGAATGTCTTTAGCTACTGAAATGTTTTCGTACTTTGCCTGGTCTACAGCAGAGACTGCCTGAGCCGTACCATTAGAGATAGCGGTCATGATGTCCCTATTCTGATCCTGCAAATCGTTAAAATTGAATCCGTTCTGGATGAAGTCCTGAGTAGCAGCGTTGTTTATGCCGTTACCACCCCAACCATTACCAAAGCCGCCACCGGCGAGAATCAACAGGGCGAAGATCCACATAAAAGAGGAACCCATGAAGTCGTCGTTGTCACGATTGTTACTCAGCAGAGCAACATCACTTGCTGTTAAAGCATCATTCATAAAAAATACCTCCTGAAAATAGTTTTATATAAATCTGCAGAATTTATATCATGTATAGTAGTAAAATTAGATTGGTTAGTTTATTGTTTGAGCATATTAATTATTATATTAGGATCGACTCCTTGTGACTTAGCCATGTTGTAAAAAGCTGTTTTAGGATCACCTCCGCAAGAATTTATCATCGTCATTATCTGCTGCATCCGCGGATTCTGAGCGACAATAGATTGTAACATGGCCTGAGGGTTATTACTGTTCTTGATTAGAGCCATCATATTCTTTATTTGTTGCAGGTTGTTTGCCATTCCATTTTGATTTTGAATTGGAGTTGGGCTTGCCTGCTGAAATAGACTGCTGGGCATTCATAATCTCCTCCTTAAACTGATTGAATTCCTCAATAGTTACGTAGGTTTCTGAGGGGCTCTTTGCCGATTCTTTTTCTTCAATAAAACGATAACGCTTAATTGTGGGAAAATTACTAGCGTCGGTAGTTTTTATGTACATTATATCATCGTTCTCGTCAAATAGTGCTACTCGGCTATTGGGTTGTGTGGGGAAAGCCTTCGCACTGTCGAGCCCGTTAACAAACGTTAGCTGTGGGCCCATTGTCTGAGTGGCGTTATACATAGAAGATGCTGGATTCGGCTGTATCATTGGATTGTATGGATTATACTGGTTGTTAAAGTTAGGTTGATAGGGTGTATACATTGTTTACAGCTCCTTCGTTAATTCAGTTCCAACTTTAAATCTCCATTCTAGCTCGTTTTTCTGAGAATCTAGCGATGTAAGTACGAACGAAGATGTTGGTGGATCAAATACTAGTTTTACTTTTATGTAGATGTACGTTTTTATCGCTTCGAGGTATGAAAGGTCATCGCCTAGAAAGTCTTTCCAGGTTTCTAAATTACTAGAGATTGAAAAAGAGTCTTTTCCAACCCCAAGTTGATTGAGAGTCATTATAGCCGAATTGATGTGAACTATTACGTCCGTATCGAAGTCGTGATCATCGATGTCGCTCCCTAGTAATTTTTTGATTGAGTCCAGGATACTATTCATATCATCACCTCATCTCCATGGACAAGTGTCAAAAGGTTTCCGTTCGACTGGTGTAGAAGGTAAGGAAGACTCATCTCCATAATGAATAGCATTATGAGTATCAAAAGAAACAACAACTAAATTCTCCGGATCTAACAGAATAGAGTTTCTATAAATTATGTCGTTTATCGAGATCGGATTTAAATGATGAATAAGGATTCGTCCAAATATCTCATAGCCTTCGCAAGCCAAATCGCATCCATTGTCTCGAATGATAATATCTCGCCTTATAGTTAACCAATCCTTTGATCGGTAAAAACACTGATTCAAATATCGATCATAACCAAATGTCTGTTGACCTATAGAAGCATTTAATTCCAAATATCGGAATCGTTCTTCAAACGTCTTTAATGAAATAAGCTCAGAATATGACTTATTCATCATCAGATCGTCCTCCATAAGACCGTATTGCTTCTATTGCACTTCTATAGAGCTCTTCGCTATTCTTGGCAGACTGCAAAGACTCTGTTTTTGCCTCCAAAAGTTTTACTTTTCTTTCTAAAGCCTCTTTTTCCAAACGTTCCTTAGTAGAACCAAGCCTTAAATAGTGTGTGATTACTTGCGAAGAGGCTGTACCTTCCATAAGTTGCTTTTCTGCTAAATCTACAGCCAAAGATATAAGCTGATTCTCTCTAGATTCGACTGATGACGCCGGACCTCGTCGACTTTTTCTTTGATTCGCTGTAGATTCTGCTCCTTTCTGCATACAAATCATCCTTTCAAATATAGATAGTTAACTGTTATATGTTGTTTTCAGGCACTTTTTGAGGGGGTCGAGTGTGAAATGTCACTTGAAAAAATATAGAAAGGAGCATGGATAATATTAAGAGAGAAAGGACTTGCGGTTTAGGATAAAACGGCCCCCTTAAAAAGTGCCTGAAAAATCTTCCCCCGGAGAAAATATAAAT